ACAGTTGCTACTAAAGCGTCATTTAATCCTGCAAATTGTTTTGCATATTCAAACTTTATTTTCTGATCTAAAGCTGCTTGTTCAGAAGGAGAAAGATTATCGAAGTGTCCAACAGAAACTTGTTGACCATCTCTAATTACATCTATTTTTGTAGTTTCGTAAGCATCATAGACATATTGGTCATAGCCTTTAGCTTTTTGAATAGCATATTGTTCTGCAACCATATACTTTTCCCAACCAGCCATCTTACGAAATTCTTGAGCGGTGATAGAGTCACCGGTTTCAGCTTCATATTTAGATGCGAACTCTTGTGTTGCTAAATCATCTTCAAATAAACTATCTCTTTCACCTCTAAAATGTGCTTCCATTTCTGGACTAACACCTCTTGTTAAGATATCTAATTTGATTTCTGCTTCTCTATCTTGTCTATATTTTTCTTGTCTTTTTTGTATTATATTTCCAAATGTAGAAGAAAGATCTGCTAAGCCATCATACAATTTTGCATCAGCACGAAGTTTTGCTTCTCCTTCTGCTTTTAATTGTTGGAAGTATTTTTCTTCATTTATTTGTACTTGTCTATCAGATTTTTCCTGTTCTGGAATAATGTCAACAATTTCTTCTGGTGTAACTTGCTGACCTGATATTTGATAATTAGGAATTAAACTCATACGACCTCCATATCAACGTCTATCTTGCTGTAATCAACAGTTAGATAATTTTGATCTATACCTACAGCCATAGGATTTTTCTGTACAACATCCTGAGCCATAGCTCCACGGAATCTTACATCTCCACCTTTGTAGTTAAATTCATAGATCTTATAACCTTGTGGTGATACTCCTACTTCTTCAATATTTTCTTTTATTCGGATGTCACTAGCCATTGGTCCATACATTTGACCTGATGGTGCAGTATTTGCATAACTCATGCTTCCACTATTACTAGGCATACCACCAATACCTTCACCTATTGCATTAGCCATACCCATCATGAATGTTAAACCTACGTTTTCCATTTGTGGTTTTGGTGGTGCAAAGTCTGGTATTGGTTGAATAGCAACCTTTCCAAATGATCTATTTAGTTGTGATTTAAGTTGTCTATTAACATCTGCATTAACTGCTTTAGCGTCGTAACCAGCCTGAGTTAAACCTCTTGCTCTCATTGCTTGACTCATGCCAAATTCACCTTTGTTCATAACTAATAATCTAGCTATACTTGCACCTCTAACTCCACGTTCTGCTGCCTTAGCTTCAATCATTCCTTCGCTCTGTAGCATCTTTTTGAAGTCATCTTGATTCTGCAAGATTGCTAAAGACTTAGCATTATTAAGTTGTTGTTGTGTTCTTGTATAAGCTCGTTGAGCTGCCATATTTGAAAGATTGACTTCTTGTTGAAACTGAACTTTTTTACTTGCATAAGTTGTTCGAGTTTGCATCCACTTACGTTCTCTGACTCTAAGTTGATGCTCGTACATCTTCTTTTTATGTTTGTTATTTGCGGACGCTTGCATTGCTCCACCTACGGCGGATACTGCTGGTCCTATCGCTGCTGCACTACACACGGCAAAATTCTATAAAGGATAAATTGTTTGGTCCGTAGGGAAATCTTCTAAGAAATTTAAAACCTAAAAACCTAAGTAACTTGATATGGACTTTGTTTCTTTCGTCAACAAAATTCCACAGTAACTTTTCGTTTCTCGACCTCACATATCTTCTTGCTTCTCTAGCAAATGTATGTGGAAAATCTAAAATTGCTGGGGTACATAGCATCCATATTTGTCCATTTTTATGGACTCCTGCCATGCCACATATCTCGTCATTTGGATTAGTAAAATAGACTGAATCGGAAGTATGAAAACCTACGACTAATGCAGTCAAAGGGTCATGTCCATGACCTTCTTTTACTTCTGAATAATCTTCTGGTAATAAATTAGAAGCCACTCGAAGAGCAGCTTCCAATGTTGCTGGGTGAATGTATTTACTCATTTAAAGCAGTTTGTAATTTTTCAATAGTTTCTTGCATCCAAGATTCCCAAGGATTACCTAGTGGTAATTTCATTCCCTTGTACATCTTGTTCTTTTTAAGCCATTGAATATAGATACGTACTTCTTGTTCAGTAAGGGTGATATTAAACACGAGTATAAAAATTATTGTTGTAAGCTCCTTCCCATACCAAGTAATTAATATTTGCTGGAGCTGGGTGTGTTGATTTAATTGTTAAAGTTACGTTTGTATTTCTGTCGTAAACAGGGACTGAATATAATTTATTGTCGTTTCTTATTGCTGCTGTATTAGCTGAATATGTATTAGCATTTGTTACTTCAAATAATTCTGTGTATGAGTTTCTACCAGTTCTATTTAAAGTTGCTTCATATAAACCAACAGGACCGAATGCAAACTTTACTCTATGAATAATAGTGTTTGCTCTAGTGTCTGATCTGTAAGCTTCTCCTTCTAATCGTGCTACATAGATAGTTGGAAGATCAACTTTCATAGTAAATTGATATCCAATAAAGAATGTTTCATTTGTCCAATCACCATCTAATTCAAGATTGGAACCATTAACAGTTATAAGACCATATCTACCTAAGTTGTTACCTGTACCTTCGTCATACGCAACTAATTGATTAGAACTTTCTAGACCAATTGGTTTAGCAAATGTTGATTTATTAGTTGTAGGATTATAAGTAACTGTAGGAGCTGTTGGAGAAGAACCAGCTATATTAATTGGTATCTCCATTAAATGATCTAGATGTACTCTGTTGCCTGATATCACTG